ATGAAGGCGCTGTAATGAGTCTTCTGAAGTCTAAATATAACAAGAAATAATAGGAGACTTTTATGACGATCATCGCTACAAGCGCAACTCGCTACTCTCACTTAGTCAAACAAGAACTATGGGCTGAACTAGGTTTCTGCCGTGACATGGTTACGGTTAACGATGCTGCTGGTACTCTAGCAATTGGTACTGTTCTAGGTAAAGTAACTGCTACTGGTAAATACAAACGTGCTGTACAAACTGCATCTGATGGTTCACAAACCGCAGCCGCTATTGTACTAGCTGTCACGACCATTCCAGCCACGACTGATACCTTGGTTCTAACTATGCTACGTGGCCCTGCAAGCGTTTCTAAGGCTGGTCTAGTTCTGGACGCTACCTACGACACAGCACCAGAACTAGCTGTAGTTTATGCCTCTCTTCTAGCTCTGGGTATCCAAAGCTTGGATGCTGTATAAAAATTGAAAGCGGATTCAGCTTGTTTTGTTTACTGGATTTATAGAAAATCCGATACTGATCTGACCTCACAGGGTTATATTGGTATCAGTAATAATCCAGCTAGTAGATTTAAATCACATAAGAAGAAGGCTGCTTCTTTAAAGTCATCTAATAAAAATCATAGGCTCTATAATAGTCTTAATAAATATGATGATTTTAAGTTTGAAGTTCTTTTAAAATCTACTAGAGAATATTGCTTAGAAGTTGAGAAATTACTAAGACCTCTCCCTAATATTGGCCTTAATCATGCAGCAGGCGGTAAATACACTCCAGGTTGTAAAGATGTTGGGTTAGCTACTAGAGAGAAGTTACGGGAAGCTGCTATTAAAGCATACCAAGATAATCCAGAATTATCGAAAGTCTGCGGTGGCACTAATAAAGGTAGGATTAGAACACCTACCCAACGTAAGAAACTAAGCGAAAGTCATAAAGGTATTGGGGTAGGTTATGAAAATCCAACAGCAGATAAGTCTGTTTGGAAGTTAGCTACTGAGATGCATAAAACATTTCACTCCGGTATTAATAAAACATACTATGCTATGAGTAAACATTTCAATTTAAAAGTTTACCAAACAAAGTCAATATTCAATCTCATAAAAACAGGTTGGAATCCACTAAAAGATAATAATTATCTAGAATATATTAAGGATTAATCATGCCCATCATTCGATCATACGCCAACGGCTTTGAAGTAGCCGACTATACACAAGAGCTTCAGGTAATCCCTAACTCTTGGACCCTTCTATCCGATTCCGGTCTATTCGTTGACGAGTTTCTATCTACTCGTACTGTTACTTTTGAACAGACTGATGTTACTCTAGGTCTAATCGCTGACCAGTACTGGGGTGCTAAACCTCAAGCCAATAAGGATGATACTCGTAAGATTCATGCTTGGGCTATCCCTCACTTCCCTTATGTTGATGCGCTAGTTCCTAGCGATATTCAAGGTGTTCGCGCCTATGGTAAGCAAGATGTAGCTCTAACTAAGGCTGAAGCCCTAGGTCGTAAGCTTGAACGCATCCGTAAGAATTACGCTATTACTAAAGAAGTAGCCGCTTTCAAGACTCTAACCACTGGTGCAGTATACGCTCCTAATGGTACAGTTGTAACGAACTTCTTCACTGATATGGGTGTTACCCAGACCTCTGTAGACTTCGTACTAGGTACAGGTACCACTGATGTTATCGGTAAGGTTGAAGCTGTTATCTCTGCTATGCAAGATAATGCCCTAACTGGTGATGTTATTACTGGTGTTATTGGTTACTGCTCCTCTGAGTTCTTCGCCAAGCTGATTGCTCATGCCAAGGTTCAAGCTGCATATCAGTACTACTCTGCTACTGCTCAGCAATCTATTCTACGGAACCGTGCTGGTGGTATGGAGTCAGGTCTATATCGTCAGTTTGAGTACGGTGGTATTCGCTTCATTGAAGTACGTACTGTACTAGCTGGTCAACGTCTGATCCCTGCTCAAGAAGCTGTGTTCGTACCTGTAGGTACTAGCGATTCTTTCGTGCGCTACCATGCCCCAGCTAATAAGTTTGATTTCGTCAATACTGTAGCTGAATCTGAGTATGTTTTCGTAACAGACGACATGAAGGGTGAGCGCACTGACATTGACGCTGAATCCAACTTCTTCACGGCGCTACGTCGTCCTGCCCTGGTTATCAAAGGGACCACAAGCAATTGAGAATTATTCTTAATTAGGTTTGTGGTGTAATTGGGTTTAGATAGCCCTTTTACTGCAAAGTCTTGAAGTCAGGGCTTTGTGGTAAAATTTATTTTTAAACAATGGCTACCTTTAGCGGGGGAAAAGACTAACTATCCACTAGTCCTGCCAATTGTTATTTAGTGGAGTTATTCGGGAGAGTAGATGTAGTATATTGGTAAAAAGTTTGGTAAGTTGACTATCTTAGAGATTACTCAACCAAGAGATGATTGCAACATTTTCTACAAGTGCGTATGTGACTGCGGTAACAACCATGTCACGACTAGAAGTAATCTGCGAACTGGGAATACCTCTCAGTGCGTAAGTTGCTCAAAAGTACAAAGAAATAAATCTATAACAAAGGTAGATGCTAAAAATAATCGGCTAACCTACACAACTTATAGGTGTATGTTGTTTAGATGCTCAGAACAATTAAAATACCTTGATGTTAAAATTTGTGAAGATTGGCTAGACTCTGAAAATGGATTTCATAACTTTTTAAAGGATATGGGTCCACGTCCTAGTAAGACTATTACTCTAGATAGAATAGATAACTCAAAAGGTTACGAGAAATCTAATTGCCGGTGGGCTTCTCGGTCAATACAGAACCATAACAAAAGTAAGCGATGCACTGCTAGTGGTAGTGCTTTTATTGGAGTGAGTTTGAGTTTTGATAAGTGGACTGTCCAAAGTACCACACCAGTAGGGCTTAGGATTAGAGAACGTTTCCGTACTGAACAAGATGCTGCGACTTACTATGACAATGTCTCAGAAATTCATTACGGCGATAGGCCTAACAAGACTGAGTATCAGTTTATCAAACCTTTAATTCCTAAAAAAGGTTCGCTTTCCAAGACTAAGAACGGCACTTATAAGTTGCGGGCTAATGATTGGACAGGTACTAGAATCACTCTAGGTTACTACTCTAAAGAAGATGGTGAAGAGTTTTTAGACCTAATCAGGGGTATGATTTGTGAAGACAAATACGAAATGTCTTTAGATTACTAAACTAAATTGGAAGTTAACAACTTCCTTTTATTAAAGAGTTCTTTAACTAGAATTTTTCAATAAAAGAATATTTTAAAATAAAGGAGCCTGTGTGGCATTAACTCTAATACAGCAGGTTCGTCTTGAAATTCAGGATAATACCTCTGGTCTATATATCATCTCGGATGATGAAATTCAGTACCTTCTTGATAAGCACTCAAACAATGTAGCTATGGCTACCATTGATGCAGCTAGAATAGTTCTGTTAAACTTAGCTCAAAGAGGCTCGGAATCAGTTGATATTTTTAGTATTAGTGGCTCTAAAGCTGCTGCTGAGTATCGGCTAGCCTTGGAGCTATACCTAAAGAACCCAAACCTGAACCCGCTAATAGCTAACCTGCAAGGTTACTTTGGCGGAATCTCAAAAGCTGATATGCTATCTAACGACTCAACTCTAGACAATAACATTGTAAAGCAACCGGGTAAGTCTTGCTATCCTTATTCTACAGATTGGTTTACTGTACCAAGCTCTTCGTAAGGACTTAGTATGAATCAATTCCTTGAGATTACTAAGAGAGCTTTACAGAGGCACGGCCTGAACCTTACATACACTAGTATTTCTAGAGTAGTAAATGAATCCACAGGTGGAGCTACAAGTACTAGTACAAACTATACTTTAAGAATTTATCCTAGACATATTAACGCCACCCAGTATAACTACCCGGACTTAATTAATAAACAATCCGTAATGTTTTATTTAGCCAATGATAGTTTGGGTTTTACTCCCAAAATTTCAGATACTATTTTATACAACGGAATTACCTACAGGATTCATTCATTTCAGAATCACGTAGCTTCTAGTGAGATTGTACTTTATAAAATGATCGGTGTAAAAGGATAGGTTAAATGATTGAAGTAGACTGCGCTCAGCTTTTAGCGGACTTAGAAAAATATAAAAAAGAAGTCCAAAGAAAATTAGAGTTTGTAGTTACTCAGTTTTCCTATCATATAGCCCAAGTAGCTATTACAAATACTCCACTAGGGGATTTAGAAACTTACTTGCATTTATACCAGAAACGTCAGAGGGACACTGGATTAGAAGCTGAAGTAGGTTTTGCTAGAGGCTCTTGGCAAGTAAGTTCAAATGGACAATTTAGTGTTCAAGAGCTTTATACAGTCAACTCTGGAAACATGGCCCTGAGTCTTGTTAAAACAAACCTAGCTGATTACAAACTGGGTCAAGATGTTTATATCGGAAACAAAGGTTTCTATATTAAGTATCTTGAGATGGGTTCTAGTAAACAAGCCCCTTTAGGTATTATGAAGCCTACTCTAGAAACTATCCTAGTAAGTTATAAAACAGATATTAAAAGCTTATATGAAAGAGGTTAATAAGTGTCAATCATAGAAGCTAAGACTTTATTTAGAAATCGCCTAGCAGGTATTATTCCTAAGTTTCCTACAGGTTTTGAAGGAACTACTTTTGAACCTCCTTCTGGAATGTACCAAAGGTTGCAATTTGTAATCTCATCCCCTACTGACCCTACTCT